CGCGGTTACGTTGAGCGGCAAGAGGTGACGGGAGCGGGTTCAGAACCGATAACCTTTATCATCAAAGAAGCAAAACGTGGAGATGAAAAAGGAGATTGATTTATATCCACAGCAGTTTGGATTCGTAACTACAGAGGCGAATCTATCCGGCTTCATCGCTGGGATTGGAGCGGGTAAAACCTTTGCCGGAGCGGTAAAGGCGATGATGCTTGCGAAGCCAAACACAACCGGAATGATTGTTGCTCCGACATACCGAATGTTACGAGATAGTACGGAATACACGTTTCGTGAAGTTGCGAAAGACGTAATTATTGACGAGATCAAAACAGACGCGACCTATATTCTACGCGGTGGGGGTAGGGTGATTATGCGGTCTGCACATGAACCAGAAAACCTCCGTGGACCAAACTTACACTGGGTATGGATCGACGAAGGCGGGCTGACACGAAAATCAACATGGGATATTTGTTTAGGGCGTATTCGGGCGCAGGGGCAATTCGGGCATATTTGGGTTACGACCACGCCAAAAGGCAAGCGCAACTGGGTTTACGATGTTAGCCAGACTGCTGAAATATACAGGGCGACTACTTTCGACAATCCGCATACAGCGCAGGAATGGAAGGACATTCTTTTATCGAGTTACGAGGGGCAATTCAAGCGGCAGGAGTTGTTCGCTGAATTTGTAGCTTTTGAGGGATTGGTATATCCGCAGTTTGACGCGAGCCAACACGTTAAAGAGATGAACCCGCGCAACTATATCGGATTCGGACTGGGCACGGATGAAGGTTACACGAATCCGGCTGCAATTCTGAAAATCTATTTTGATGGTGATGACAACTTCTATATCGCAGAGGAATATTATAGAACTGGTAAACTTCAAAGTGAGATTGTAGAAGAGCACCTCCGCATGGCTGGGGATCACAATCCGGAAATCATTGCAGATAGCAGCGCGGCTGGGTTGATTGCCGCATTGCGGGACGCTGGGCTTGATGTTCAACCCAGAACAGGAGGTGTGTTGGAAGGCATTAAACGAATGCAGGAATTGTTTGCGAAAAACAAGATTATAATTGATCCGCAGTGCGTAAATCTAATTGCGGAACTGGAGAGTTATTCTTGGAAAGATGGCAAGGACGAACCGGTGAAGGAATTTGACCACGCCGCTGACAGTGCCAGATATTACATTACACGAAAGAAAAAGCCCGCCTTGAAGGCACGGCAATGGAGGTATTAATGAATCCCGATTTAGAATTATTGATGGGCGAGCTTGGAAAGCAGGCTGAAAATGTGCACGTATTCCGGCGATATTACAGTGGTGACCAACCGCTGATGTACACGCACCAACGATTAAAAGACGTGTTCAACAAGTCGACGGTGCGTTTTATTCAGAATTGGTGTGCAGTGGTTGTCGACAGCACGGCAGATAGAATTGACTTGAAAGGGTTTGACAATCCGAAAAAGCGGGCGAACAAACGGCTTGACGACTTTTGGGAAGATCAGTTCATTGACATGGTATCAAGGCAGGTTCATCAAGACGCGCTTGTTACTGGTGATGGGTACGTTATGCTTGACCGGATCAACGGACAGACACGCGCTTATTACAACTCGCCGGATAAGGTATTTCTCGACTACGAAAAGAACGATCCGAACAAAAAGCGGGCTGGGATTAAGTGCTATTACGACCCGCAGGATAACATGACCCGTGTTTATTTGTATTACCCGACCCGCATTGAAAAGTACGAGCAACAGGGGAACGAACGGGATTTGAACAAGTTTATTTTGGTAGACGAATACGCCAACGATTTTGGTGACGTACCGATAATTCACTTCAGCTGCCAACCGGAATTGACGAACGTGATGCCGATTCAGGATGCAATTAATAAGACATTCAGTGACATGATGGTGGTTAGTGAATTTGGCGCATTCCCACAAAGGTGGATGATTACGAACGCTGATATATCGACATTGAAAGCAACTCCACAGGCGATAATGCAGATTCCAAAGGGGGTGAGTGAAGAGGAAGATACCAGTGTTGGAGAATTCAGCACTGCTAATCTGACGATGTTCCTGGAGACAATCGACAAGCTGACCAACTCGATTGCGGTTATTTCTCGAACGCCGAAGCATTATTTCTTCAACGTTGGTGCGAACATCTCCGGTGAAGCCTTGCAGGTAATGGAAACGCCGCTGATTAAGAAAGTGGAAAAGCTGATAACCAACTTTGAGCATGGCTGGCTTGAACTTGCCGCATTAATTGACGCGACAGAGGGAACGACTTGTGTGTGGGAGCGACCCGAAACACAGCAAACGCTAATGGAAACGCAGGCGATGAAAACCATGCTTGAAATGGGGATTCCGCTTGTAACCATATTGAAGCAGTACGGCTGGACGATGGACGAAATCGAACAGTTGAAACAGGATCAAGAGGAGCAGAAGCTGAAAGAGGCGACAGTGATGGATAACGCGATAATCAATGCACTGTCACGGCTTGAACAGAGCAATAATCCGTACAATCTCAACTCACTAAGGCAAACGCAGGCAGAACGAGGTGTGGCTGAATAATGCCAGTATCTGAGATAGTAAGACGGGCGTTGCAGTACAAAACCGCGTTGGATGGGCGCACTGGGTATCAGTACCTCCAAATGCGGGATTACTGGATTGCGGTTAGGTCAAGCTTATATTCGCAGGCGCAAACGGTGGCACAGGAAATACTGGAGCGATTCCCTGATGGCGGCGCGAGTATGCAGTGGGTTAGGGAGCTTGATTATTATCGGGCGCTTACTGAGCAAGCTGATAACGTTATCGCACAGTATGGCAGTTGGGGGCAGACGTACACGCTCCAACAGGTACTTGACGAATATCGGATCAGTGCTGATGAAGCCGTGAATCTGATTAACATTGAACGAACGCAGGGGATGGGTTATTTCGAAGGGCTTGCACGCCCGCAGCTGGAGATGATGGCGGGCTTTGCGCAGGCAGACGCTCCACTGGGAAAACTCTTTGCCGGAATTGGTGAAGGTGCAAGGGAGCAGCTCACAGCGTCACTGATGGAAGGATTGGCAAAGGGAATGCCGAGTAAAAAGATTGCCGAATTGATGGTGAGCAACTTCAACATTCCGTTTGTTCGTGCTAATCTAATTGCCCGTACTGAAGTGAACAGAGCGCACAGGGCAAGCTCACTGGAAACCTACCAGAACCACAAAATCCGCCGATTTAAACGGATGGCAAGCAAGCAGCGGGCTTGCATGGCTTGTCTGATGTTAGACGGGCAAATTTACACATCTGAACACGAACTGGACGACCACCCGAATGGTGCTTGCGTTATGGTGCCGTGGGTTGATGGCGCAGACGAGCCGACATGGGATTATGGCAAAGATTATTTCATGGGCTTGTCGGAAGAGGAACAGCGTAAGCGCATGGGCAACGCTTATTATGAGGCATGGCAGAGAGGCGATTACCAGTTGGATGATTTAGCACGAATACAAAAAAACCGAGTGTGGGGTGGTAGCCCGCAGGTTGTTCCGTTGAAGGAATTATCACCTGATTGGAAGTCGTGGTATGCAAGGGATAAATAAATCCTTGTAATTATTAAAAGTATGATAAAATAACGAAGGAGATGAAATGGCAGAACCAGAAAAGACAGACGAAGCGGGAGAAAAGGCAACATTCGAGACGTTTGAAGCCTTCCTTACTGAACAGCCAGAGGCAATAAAAGCCTTGTACGAAACAACGGTATCGGGCTTGAAGAGTGCGTTGGAATCGGAAAGGGAAAGCCGTAAGAAACTGTCAGAGCAGGTGAAGTCACTCGCACCGCAAGTAGAAAAAGGGAGTGAACTGGAGAAGCGTTTGGCGGAGACCGCCAGAATGTTGCAGGAAGCAGAACAGCGTGAAGCCGAGAGCAGCAGACATGCAAAGTTCATCGATCAAGCAATTAGACCGGGTGTCAATTGCACGAATCCAAAGGCGGCGTACGCCTTGGCAACAGCGGAGGGATTATTCTCTGAGCAGGGAGAGCCTGACTGGGAAAAGCTCCGTACACTTGCACCAGAACTATTTCGTGTAGCCGGAATAACAGCTGCCGGAGCAACCGGCAAAGTCACCGGCGATGACATCAATGCCCTGATCAGACGAAAGATTGGTGTGCATTAAGGTTAAATTACTTGGAGGTAAACAATGATTGCAAAAAATGACGCAGAAGCCCTCTTCAAAGAGGACGTTGCGCAGGAAATTTTTAAGCACGTTGCCGAGAATTCGGTTGTGCTTTCACTCGGACGCAGGCTTGCGAACATGACTGCCGGACAGCGCCGGCTCCCGATCATGAGCGCGTTGCCGATGGCGTACTGGGTTGACGGAGTGCCGGGTGATCCGGCTGACAAAAGCCCGTCTGGACAGAACACGCTGGGATTCAAGCAGACTACAACCGCAGAATGGAAAAACAAGTACATTCACGCCGAAGAAATCGCCGTGATTGTTCCCATTCCGGTATCTGTGGCAGAGGATTCGAGCTATGACATTTTCGGTGAGATTAAGCCATATATCGGCGAGGCATTCGGAGCGGTAATTGACGCCGCGGTACTTCATGGCACAAACGCACCGAGCAACTTCCCGACGGATATTGTTGCTGCTGCAAAGGCGGCTGGTAACAGTCTGGAATTAGCTGACATTGGCGATTTGTACGACGACATCATGGGCTATGACGATTCCACTTCAACGCCCGGGTTGATCAGTCATGTCGAACTGGACGGTTATATGCCCACTGGTTTTGTCGCAGGCGTTTCAATGCGTGGTAGACTGCGCGGCTTGCGTGATTCCAGCTCCGGCTTGCCAATATTCCGACCCGCAGTTGAGGGAATGGCTCCGGGCACTGCGCCTTACACTATAGATGGTGTGCCGACTTACTTCCCGATGAACGGTGGTTTTGACGAGAGCGAAGCCCTGATGATTGCTGGTGATTGGAGTAAGCTGGTATACGCATTCCGTACTGATCTGACTTACAAAATTTTGGATCAGGCAGTGATTCAAGACCCAGACACGGGCGATATTATCTATAATCTCGCTCAGCAGGACATGGTTGCCTTGCGTTGTTACATGCGCTGGGGCTGGCAGGTGCCTAACCCAGTAAATCGGGCAAACGAAGTCGAAGCGACACGTTATCCGTTCGCGGTGCTTGAACCGGGAACTGGTAGCGGTAGCAGCTCGCCTTCCTAATCGGGGATCTCCCTGTCTATAATTCAGGCGGTGTAAAAGCCGCCTGAAAGGAAAGGCGCGAGATGATATCACATGAAGACGTGGCAAAGTTGCGGCGATTTGTTGCAGAGCCAACGCAGGCGATTTACACTGACACCGATTTGGTTTGTTTGATAGAAGAAACAGCGGTTGCGGATGTCAGTGGGAATGACCCGAACAGCGATGGCTGGATTCCCACTTATGATTTGTTCAAGGCAGCGTCAGATATTTGGCTTGAAAAGGCAAGCGCAGTGGCTGACGAATTTGACTTCAGCTCCGATGGCGGCACTTTCCACCGCTCCCAGAAAGTTGACATGTATGTCAGGCAATCGAACTATTACAAAAGTCGCTCAAAGGCGACATCGCTGATGATGAAGCAGCGACCGTTGGAGCGATTGACGGGTGGCGGCTGGGAAGACTTGCCTTACAAAGACGAGATTGACGAGTACGAAAAGAACCTGACATGACACCGAATATTTGGTCTGAAGCGGATAAAGCGAAAATGCGTGAAGCGGCGGTAAACCACATGGACGATGTGGGCTATCGCAAAGTGTGGAGCGTAACCATTGACGAATATGGGTCTGATATTAGTGACTGGGTTGAAGCAGCAACGCCAACGCCTTGTGGAATAGAAACGCATGAAGGCAAGGAAGTAAAAGGCGTATTACCTGAAACGACCTTTGAAATAACAGTGCGTGTGCCGCAAGATTTCTTTATCGAGGAAACAGACCGCTTTTTGATTACGCAATTCCGTGGTGATCCGGTGGAATGGGAGTATGAATTAACTACTCCTATTCAGCATGGAATTAGTGCTGCACGATTCAGGGCACGAAAGATAGTGAACTGATGGAACTGAAGATAGATTTGGACACGAGCGCAGTAGAACGCAAATTGAACCGCATTGACAAAGGAATCAGGTCGAAAGTGTCACAAGATGCACTAGTAGCGGCTGGTGAAGTATTTGTAGCCCATGCGATTATAAACGCACGAGGTAAGCTGCGGCAATTGACTGGCAATCTATTCAATTCAATTCAAGTTTATGATCCAACGCCTACCCAGTGTGAGGTTGGATCACGCGGAGTAATCTATGCCGCCATTCATGAATTCGGAGGCACCATAAAAAAGAAACGAGCACGAGCTTTATTTTGGGAGGGTGAAGACGGTAAATTGAGGCAGGCACAGGAAGTGACAATTCCGGAGCGTGCTTATTTACGACCGGCATTTGATGAGAATAAAACAGAGGCGTTGAACGCTATGGCGCATGTGATAAAGGAAGTATTGGAATGAGGATAGAAGAGGCATTATGCACTTATTTAGTTGCTAACAACGATATAGCAACTGCAGTTGGAACGCGTGTATATTCCTTCCACAGTCCGCAAAAGGCAGTATTGCCGTTTATCACTTATCGTAGAATAAGCACTGAAAGATTATTGACCCACGATCAAACTGAGCAAGGACTTGCAAGCCCGAGATTCCAGTTTGATATAAGGGCGAAAACGTTTGCGAGCGGGCTTGATACGGTAGAAGCCTTGCGTAAAGCCTTGCAGGGCTATAAAGGGACTATGGGAGGTGTCGGTGGTGTTGAAGTAGGTGCGGCTTTGCCAGCACTGGAACAGCACGATGACGAACCCGATTCCGATAATTACAGAATAACGGTTGATTATATTATCAGCCATCAAGAGGAGTAAAGATGACTAAATATTCAGCATTTGGAACGGCTTTGCTGGTAGATGGGTCTGAGATTGCGCAAGTGACCACAATATCCGGACCCGGAATCACAGCTGATACCGTTGACGTAACAACGCATGATAGCGCTGATGGATGGGAGGAAGTGACAGTTACTATCCTTCGATCAGGCGAATTGACACTGGAACTGGTGTATGATCCGACTGAGCATACCGGACTACTTGCGTTGTTAGAGAGCACAGAACCAGAGGAATTTGAGCTGCAATTCCCGGATTCAGCAAATACAGCCTTTGCGTTTGATGCGTATGTCACAAATTTTGAGCCGAGTGCGCCAGTTGATGGGGCGTTGACGGCAACAATGACAATCAAAATAACAGGTGTGCCAGATTTGGCAACAACCTATAGCCCTTAATTGGAGGAGTAAAATGGCGAAATATTCAGCTTATGGAACTAAATTACTGCGACTCGCAGTAGAAATCGCACAGGTTACGAGTATATCCGGACCCGGAATTACGCTTGATACGGTTGATGTAACTGAGCACGATGGCTTTGGCTGGGAAGAGGTTGTTCCTACCATTTTGCGATCTGGCGAAGTTACACTTGAAATCGCTTATGATCCTGGCGCTTCAACCCACAAGCATGCAACCGGAGGTTTGTTATACGATTTGGCTCAGCGTGCGAAAACAACTTATACCCTGACCTTCCCTTCTACCCCAGCGGTGTCATGGACGTTTAGCGCTTACGTTGTAGGATTTGAACCTTCCATGCCAGTTGATGGGGCGTTAACAGCAACTGTAACGCTAAAAATAACAGGGAAGCCAACATTAGCATAGGAGCGATATGACAAAAACCACAATCTTGACAAAAGAGCTTATTCTACAAGCAAAGGACTTGCCTATTGAATTGGTGGAAGTGCCGGAATGGGGCGGATCGGTTTATGTTCGCGGGTTGACTGGAGCGGAGCGAGATTCCTTTGAAGCGGGCATTGTTCAGCTGAAAGGCAAAAGCCAGACTGTGAACATGAAAAATGTCAGAGCGAAGCTGCTCCAATTAACCATTGTCGATGAAAACGGTAACCGTCTGTTCAACGTAGAAGAGATTGCTTCAATTGGCGCAAAATCGGCGATGGCATTAGAACGGTTGTTCAATGTCGCCAGCCGATTAAGTGGGATCACCCCAGAAGACGCGGAGGAACTGGCAAAAAACTCAGAGAGCGACCAGAGCGGCGATTTTACTTCCGATTAGCCCGTGAACTGGGCATGACGGTAGAAGAGCTGCTTGGTCGCATAAGCAGTAGAGAGTTATCTGAATGGATGGAGTTTTACAAACTTGAACCATTCGGGCATGAAATAGAAGTTTTTGGGGCGGCGCAGACATCCGCCACAATGGTTAACATCAGCCGGAAGAAAGGCACGAAACCAGTGAGCGCAAAAGAGTTTTACCCAAAATTGGAAGGCGGTGAATCTGAATTGCAAGGCGCAATGAGTTTCGTGTCTTCTATCATGACAATGGCAGGTGATTGAAATGGCAACATTAGGCGCATTAACAGCGATATTACAACTAAAAAACAATCAATTTCTGAAGGGCATATCAGAATCTGTTAGTGCCATTGACGGTTTGAGCAAAAAAGCAAGTGCTGCTGGGAAAATCTCCGGTGCAATCGGTACAGTGGGTGCAGTGGGGTTAGGCACGTTTGCAGGTGCGGCTACGGTTGCGGTTGGCAGTATCGCAGCGGTAACAAAAGGCTTAACCGATATGGCAATGGAAGCGCAAGCAATGCCAGCGGTTGAAAGTGCGTTTGACGGACTTGCCGCGTCATTCGGAACAAGCGGGCAAACAATGCTGAAATCACTTCAAGAAGGTTCTAATGGGATGATTTCAAACATGGATTTGATGAAGTCGTTTAACTTGGGAGCGCAATTGGTAGGGCGTGACTTTGCCGAAACACTGCCGGACGCTTTTGGTTATTTGGGTAAAGTATCCGCCTCGACTGGTGAGAGCATGGGTTACATGTTAGACAGTCTTGTAAAGGGTGTCGGGCGCTTATCTCCCATGATTCTGGATAATCTCGGAATTCAGGTAAGTCTTACAGAGGCGTATGACGAATGGGCACTAACAAATGGCAGAACCGTAGAATCAATGACGAAGTCAGAACAGCAAGCAGCGGTTATGGCAAAGACAATGGCATTGCTTGCTGAAAACACTGCTGCAATGCCGGACATTGCCGACCTTGCCAGTACGAAGATCGCGGGATTTAAAACCACAATTACGAATCTGAAAAACGAGCTTGGAGTGGCATTTCTGCCAGTACTTACTGATTTCTTGGGTACGCTTGGGGGACTTGCGCAAGCTGCTTTACCTTCACTGATTCCGATGGTAAAGCTGCTTGGAGGCGGTTTGACGAAACTATCAGACGTATTAACGCCAGTGCTAAAAGATTTCTCTGGATTTGTATCGGGCATTGGAAATGTGGCAAAGGCTTTTCAAGAGGGCGATATAACAGGCGCAAGTTTGTTGGCGTCAATTGCAATTGGTCAGCTTGGAAAGAATCTGGGTAAGAGCGCAAAGACGTTTATCGAAACGGGCACGAGTATGGTGATGGGATTAGTGGAAGGTATTGCTGGAGCGATTCCCATGCTCATGCAGGTTGCAACCGGATTGGTTGATACGCTTTTAAGTTCGTTTGCGGATAACATCACTGAAATGATGTCGATAGGGTTTGAGATTGTATCTAACCTTATAAATGGTATTGCCGCAGCTATGCCGATGATATTAGAGCATGCAGCTAATATTCTGGTAGGCTTTATTCAGGGCATAATTGAAGGTTTGCCCATGCTTATCGAAGCAGGAATAAACATGATTTCAGGGATTGTTGAAGGGCTTTTAGCTGCATTGCCAATACTGATTCAAGCGGCACCGGCTTTGATTCTTGGATTGGTAGAAGGGTTACTGCAAGGAATCAACGCCATGCTTGAAGCAGGCAGTGATATTGTCGCCATGTTATCGGAAGGGCTTACGATTGCAATTCCGCTTTTAGCAGAGGCGGCGGTTGCCATAGTGCTTGGATTGGTAAATATGATTGTGAATAATCTACCGATGATAATTGAATCGGCGGTACAACTTGTCCTCGCACTGGTTGATGGAATACTCGCGAATCTGCCATTATTATTAGATGCAGCTTGGCAGATTGTATCTGGCATTGCAATTGGCTTGTATGAATCAAGAGGCGAAATTCTAACAGCCGGAAAGAGTATAGCAACCTCACTATTTGATGGGATTGTCAGCTTGCTTGCTAAGCTGGTTGGCGCAGGCGGTCAATTGGTAACAGCGGTTGTCTCTGGAATATCGAACGGGATTTCACCCGTAATCGCTGCTGCAAGCAATGTTATAACGAACGTTATAACTACCATTAAGGGATATTTGAGCAATCTTACAGCTGCTGGCAATGAAATAATCACAGCCTTTAAGGGCGGTTTTGCTAATGGAATGGTAGCAGTCTTTCAGCTTGCCACAAGTATTGGGTTAGGAATTATCAACACAATTAAAGGGTTTGTAGGTGATCTGATTGGTGTTGGTGGCGACTTGATCGCAGGGCTTGCGCAAGGCATTACAGGCAGGCTGCAGAGTTTGCTAACAACTGTTAGCGACTTAGTCGGTAACATTGTTGACAAAGTTAAAGAATTATTTGGAGTTGGCTCACCTTCCAAAGTGTTCATGAAGATTGGTGAAGACTTGAACAGGGGGCTTGCTCTTGGTATCAAGCAAAGTACGCATTTACCAGAACGGGAGATTGCCTACGACTTCAATACACTGGAAGCGGAAATACCGACTTACACTCAAAACAACTATACGCTGAACATGCCGACAACGGCAGATTCAAGCAACGTACAAATGGCATT